GAAGCGATGGTTACAAACCGGCGGAAACAATGCTGTATGGGATGTAAAAACATTGTGGTGGTATACATATGGCGAGGCATATGATGAATCACATTATGTAACAGCAGCACATCAATTTTATTGGCGACGACACACTGCATTAGATGCAGTTAATTGTATTGTGCCATTGCAACAACATATGGCAATGTGTCAAAAGATTCGTCACTATGCTTGGCCTATGTGTGTAAATGCAAAATTAACTGAATCATATTTGCAATTCAATGATACATATCCTAAAGTTTTTGCAAAAATAGAATCTGCAGGATTAGCAGTAGATGAAACATTTCGGATGCCAGAATTGATACATGATGGTCTAGTATATTCTCAATATCATTATCACACAACAACGGGTCGTCCTAGTAATGCATTCCGCGGATTTAACTTTGCTGCAATGAATAAAGAAGATGGTACGCGTGCTGCATTTCATAGTAGATTTGAGCGAGGTGCATTAGTCGAAATGGACTTTGATTCGTACCACGTACGGCTCATTGCAAAAATGATTGGTTATGAGTTACCTGTATCATCTATACACGATTATTTAGGTCGATTCTATTTTGGAGTAGATGAACTCACAGATGAACAACGAGATGAAAGCAAATCAATTACATTCCGTTTGTTGTATGGGGGCATTGATCGAGAATTTTTAAGTATTCCATTTTTTGCACAAGTAAATGATTTTGTATACAAGATATGGAATAAATGGAAAAAAACCGGTTGTGTAGAAACACCCATATTGAAACGCAATATTTGTCGCGAAGGTTTGCAAAACATGACAGCAAATAAACTTTTTAACTATTATTTGCAAGCAGTAGAAACCGAAGTATCAGTACGCAAATTGCAACAAGTACAAGAAATGTTGCAACCATATACCAGTTGTATGATTCTATATACATATGATTCGGTATTATTTGATGTAAATTACGAAGAAGCACGAGAGTTACTGCCTCAAATCAAAGCAGTATTAGAACAAGGCAACTTTCCGGTAAAAGTGAAAGTGGGCGATATTTATGATAAAATAAAAACTATTTCTTTATGAACATTGATTTAATTTTAACAGAGTGGTGTTTTCGTTTGCCCAAAGGGTATCCATCATGTGCTAAAGATTACAAAATATTATATGATGTCTTGTTAGAGACCGCAAATATATCATCTAATCAAGCTCAACAAATTGTAGAACGAGCACAAAGATTAAACGAGTTGCCGGCAGATTCTGCATCACAAGGAACACAACAAGAAGATAATTATTCTATTATCAAACAAATAAAATCAATTGGTTTGCCTGATGAAGTAAATACACAAATTTTTTCTGTATATAAATCACTATCTGATGATCAAAAACATAACTTTAATAAAAATTTTAGAGTGCATTCAATTGATTCATTTGTACAAGATGGATGGAAAGCATTTCAAGATTTCTTTTTAGTAAACGTCGGCGGTGCTAGAGGTGGAATGGGAAATGGAGAAGTATCGATATTATTAGGCGTTAAAGATTCAAAACCAGGTGGCACAGAATACCATGATATCGTTATGCCAAATGGTCAATGGGAAGTTAAAGAATTAGAAAAAGGAAAATTTGACCCTGCAAAAGAAGGTGCAGCTACTAAATTTAAACTAACAGGCCAGATTCAAGAATTTTATAAAGATATCGTATTACCATTTAAAACAATTGGCGATCCGTATACATATTTAAAACATATGGTAAGTCCTCAGTCAGCCGAATCTTTAAAAAAATTAATAATGATATTTGAAACAAGATTTATTGAAAGTATTGAAGATGATAAATTATCAGCTGGAATGGAATGGAAAAAATCTGCATTTTATAATTGGTATGAAGGATTTAAAGAATTACACGAAATATTTTACCAAACCGAATTAGATACTGATGTTAGAGATACAAGATTAACTGTCGCAGCTGGCGGCGAAACTCAATCATATTGGATTTCAGATGATGACGCTGAAAAAATTAAGTTAGGAGCTGGGGAAGAAAATCCTACCGGCGTGAGAATTGGAGAACCAATTGATAATATTAATACTAATGCAGTTCTTTGGTTTAAACGAGTAGAACGAAATTTGTTTATTAAAGAACCTAGAGAATTTATTTCTGAATTAACTGCTATTAAAGAAAATTTCTTTAAAGAAATTTTAGGATTAATTTATTATAATAAAAGAAATCCACAACCTCATATAGCAAATCCAGAAGCATTTGTAATCGATTCATTGTCACAGGGAAGATATAGATTTGTATTGCGATCGGTGCCAGCATCTCAAAATTACCCGTATTTACAACAACAAGGATAATCATTGAAAACACAATTACTTTGCACATTTGCACATAGATCAGATTTAAACATAGTAACCGATTACATACAACAAAGTTATGTAATACCAGAACGCAGAATATTCGTATTTGCTAACGCAGAAGCTGCAGACAATTTATATTGTACGTACAATGCTGATGCAACTACGCAAAGAGGTCAAAATACAATCAGCATCCACCGAAAAAAAGAAACTAATACATTGTATACGGTTAATGCACTTAATGAAATTATTCGTGCAGTAAACAATGGAGTATTAGATAAAACATATCAATTAGATTGGAGTAATTATCAGAACTCATTTATCTTAACTGATGATGCTGGTTTCCGAGTTATTGAATTAACATTCTTTAAGAAATTTACTTGGAATTGATATGAAAAAATTAGAAAATATCTTAGCAGAAAATATGCGTCGGTTTAAAACGAAAAATCTAAATGAAGATTCTGACCAAAATAATAACGGATATCCAGACGGCACAGAAAATTCATCTCAAAAGCCAAACTTAACTGCTATGAGTGATCCGGAATTAAAAAAATACGGATTTATGGGAACTGATAGTCCAGATAAATTAAAAGGAAAACTAGTTTCAAGTGCACATCTATCCGGCGTAAATACTATAGCATATTTCGATAATAGTAATTGGAACCTCCCCGAAGACCCATTTGATAGAAATAAAATCGAAGACAAAATTCATAATACGTTAGTAAAAATATTATCAAAATATACAGGTGGAAAACTTAAAAATATTTGGACTTCTGATAATGCTGATTTACCACCTAATATAACTGCATTGGCACTACAAGGTGGCACTATGCCAAATATCACAATAGATAACGGAACTGTGCGTACGAAATATATGGATACTTCTTTAAAAGATAAAGGATATTTCAAAGGTAAACTCGATCGAAAGGTTATTGGTACTTATGATGGCAAACCATTTGAATTAGAAACTGTTGACGGACTAACACTGATTCACATTAATGGCAAACTAATTGATGATGAGGATAACAAATATCAAGAAATTTTAAATGCTGTTATTGACCGCGGTTATGAATTACAAGACAAGATGTTGATGAAGAAGGATTATGGTATAAATCTTAATTAAATTAAAGTAAATGATATTTATTATAGTAAAAGGATTAATATGATTAGATTAAAAAACTTACTTGCAGAAAATATGCGCCGCATTGGTACTAAAAATCTTAGCGAGCAAACAAATCCGATTCAATATTTGAATCATATTATTGATTTTGATGTTAATGATTTAGGCGATGTTGAAAGACAAACGCGTTTAGGTAAAGAATTATACGAATTAGATAAAATTGTAGATACTAACGAAAACATACCAGACCGAGTAGCTGAAAAAATATTTGAATTAGGAGATTTTTATATTGGGCAAGGTGGGATTGCTGATGCTAATGGATTTCATGAATATTTAAACAAATATAGAAAACTATTATCTAGATATACGATGTAAAAAGATATACATTTGATATCATTAAAAAATAAACAAAAAACTTAACAAATTACTTTGAATTAACGAATTAATTACTTATATTGTAATTATATTTTTATATTTTATTAACTTAATTAACTAAAGGAGTACTTATGGCACTTAACCTTGACGCTATCAAAGCGAAACTTAACCAATTAAACAAAACCGATGACAAGAAAAACAACGTATGGAAGCCTGAAGCAGGCAAGACACGAGTTCGAATCGTTCCTTACGTGCATCGCAAAGAAAATCCTTTCTTAGAATTGTATTTCCACTATGACATTAGTAAAAGATCTATGCTATCGCCAATTACATTTGGTAATGCAGATCCAATCGTAGAATTTGCTGACAAACTTAAAAAGACTGGCGACAAAGAAGATTGGTTAATGGGTCGTAAAATTGAACCTAAGATGCGTACTTATGTTCCCGTTATCATTCGTGGTAAAGAATCCGAAGGAGTAAAGTTTTGGGGCTTTGGTAAAACAATTTACACAGAATTGTTATCAATCATTTCAGATCCAGATTATGGAGATATTACCGACTTAATGAATGGTCGTGATATTGATGTAGAATTTACACCAGCAGAAGGTGCAGGATCATATCCTAAAACCGCAATCCGTGTTAAACCTAACACTCAGCCAGCAACTGAAGATAAAGAGATTGCACAAAAAATCATGAATCAACCAGAAATCACTGATTTATTTCCTGAGCCAACTTTTGAAGAATTAGAAGCAGCATTAAAAGAATGGATGAATCCAGAATCTGCAGACTCTGATGTAGAAGAAGAGGAAGATGCAAAAGCTCCAGAAGCACCAACAGCATCAAAACCAGCAG